GACCGGCCCAGTTCTGACGGCGCGGTCACCACGCTGGCCACGGGCAACGCCACCAACGGCAACGGCCTGTTCACCGCGTCTACGACCGGCTTCCCCAACAACACGTTCGGCGCCAACCGGTACGGCGCTGACGTCGGTTACGAGCTGGGCACCGGCGAGACACACGCGCCGGTCATTCACTCCGTTGAGGTGGGCACCGAACAGCTGGAAGCCACGATCATCATCGAGGCGACCGATGAGGACGGCGGGACGCTGACCTACACGGTGGCCTGGGGGGACGGGCAGACCAGCACCGGCACGGCGGCCACGTTCTCGCACACGTACGCGCTCGCGGGCGCGTACCCGATCCTGGTCAAGGTCACCGACCCCACCACGCTGTCCGCCTTCTCGGCCGCGCTGGCGATCGTCTCGGCGCCGGTCTCGATCGTCGGCGATCCACTCGTGATGCCGCTGGCCCGTGAGTTGCTGGCCTGCTATGAGGACGAGTTGGCCAAGCTGGGGGACGACGCTCCGGCGTCCATCGGGATCAGGCCTGGCACGGTGGTGGAGTTCCTGCTGTCGATGTCGGATGACGAGCGCTGCTCCGGCCTGGCCTGGGTCCGCCCGGCCCGGTTCTTCCCCAGTTCGGCCAGCTTCCCGAACCAGGACACCGTCGCACAGAAGCAGGGCACCCGAGCCTGGGCTGTCGTACTGGAGATGGGCGTGGTTCGATGCGCGCCCACACCGGGCCCGGAGTCCATCCCGTCGAACGCCGAGTGGGACGCGGTGACTCAGGCCGTGATGGATGCTGCGGCTGCGATGCGCCGTGCGATTTGCTGCTGGATCGCCATGGACCCGGTCCGGCGTAAGCAGCAGATCCTCCCCGGTGAGTGGTCACCGGTAGCGGTTCAGGGTGGCTGTGTCGGCGGGGTGCTGCCGGTGACGATCATGGGTCCGGCGTGTGACTGCGCGGACGCTGGCGCGTCCTCGTCCTGAACAGCAGGAAGCCCCGGGGGGATCGCACCACCCGGGGCCACCGCCCATCTATCTCGACTTTAAAGCCATGACTTTCAAGATCGCAAGAGCCAGGTAGCCTCAGCGACATGAGCTACAGGCTGCACCTGGACTACCCGGCGCTGAACGCCGAGGGGATGAGGGTCGCCCGGCGGTTGGTAACCCGAGTGACCCGCCGGACGCTGAACCGGTCCGCTGTGCTGTGCCCGGTGGACACGGGTTACCTACGCGCCAGCGGCACGATGAGTGTCAGGGAGCGCGGCCTGGTCGTGGTCGGCGAGGTGGCCTACACCGCGAACTACGCTGCCGCCGTGCACGAGGGGCGGCGCGCGCTGACCATCCGGGCCAAGGGAAACGGCCGACTCCGGTTCGTCGTGGATGGCAAGGTCGTGTTCGCCCGGGAGGTCCACCAACCCGCTCGCGCCGGTCGGCCGTTCCTCTCCACTGCTCTGCGGGAGGTCGCAGTCGGGGAGGGCATGCGGGTCAGCATCGGCTGAGATGTCCGACTTCAAGGTGGTAGGGTGACAGCCATGACGACCGAACAGACTGAGCCCGCCGGTCCGGATCCGGAGGACCGGGTCGAGCTGCCGGTGATGCTGGGTGACCGTGAGATCTACGTACGCAGACCCACGGCCGAACAGCTCCTGGCCTGGCAGCGGGTAGTGACCCGGCTTAGCGACGCACCAATCGACGCATCGTGGACCGGTACCGAGATTCTCGGCGCGATGGAGAGGATGCTTCGGATCGTCAACAGCCTGATGGTCAACAAGGCTGACGTGGTCTGGATGGACGACCGATTCCTGGACGGCACTCTGGACTTCGCCAAGGTGACACCGTTCATCACCGCCGTGGTCGACGCGTTCAAGGACCACGCGGACGCGCAGCTGGCCGAGCACGGCACGCGGCCGGAGAAGCGCGCCGCGAAGAAGGCCGCCCCCAAGAAGGCTACGAGGAAGGCGCCCGTCCGATGATGTCCAGCAACCATCCGATCAACGTCCTGGGGACCCGCGAGCACGCTGAGGCGATCACCGCACACCGGCACTCGGGCGTGTACTCGGCCTTACAGTGGCTGACGTTCTCACACCTCCCCGAATCGCTTCAGGCCTTCTCGCGGCCGTTCTACCAGACCGCCGTCGAGCTGATCACTACGGTCCGGACCGACTCACCTGAGCTAACCACCGCGCTGAACAAGCTGATCGAGGCCAAGGACGCGGCTGTCCGGGCGGGCATCATCAGCCAGCACGGTGTGCCCGGTTCGGTGCCGCGTCCTGCGGCCGTGGTCTCTCCCCCGTACCTGGCGGACCCGGCATGAGCGTTCTCCTGGGGACGATCAACGACATGATGAGCGAGCTGGACCCCGGCGAACACAACCAGGTCAGCGACGGGTACCACACGTTCGGGGAGCTGTACGACCACCGGCGCGCGCTGACCGCCGTCCTGGCCGGGGCCGCCGCGAGCGGTGGCGACTCCTGGCGGAGCAAGGCCCATCACCCGGACGACTCGCCCATGTTCGAGGGCGGGTACTTCATCGTGGGGATCGTCCTGCCCAACGGCGTGATCACGTACCACTACAAGCTCTCGCACTGGGACGATTTCTGTTCGGTGCCCGAACTGGAGCACGCGCCCAAGTGGGACGGGGCTCCGCCGAGCGCGACCGTGGACCGGCTCCTGGAGCTGGCCCGGAGCCTGGCGGACCCGGCATGAGCGAATACAGCGAGATCGAAGCCGACCCGGGTGACGCGGAGGGTCGGGTGCTGAGCACGTTGGCGAACGGCATGCCGTACGTGTTCATCGTCGCTACTGAGCTCGAACCGCTCAGTCTCCGGATCGGCACCGAACACAGCGTAGGAACGATCCGGGCCCTGTTGACCCAGACTCTCCGGGCGCTGCCGGAATGAACAGCCGGGGAGAGCGGACCCAGGCGCGCGCCGCTTCCCGGCGGTTGGCCAACATCCGGCGGCAGGTAGCTGAGAAGCTGCGCCGGGACCAGCGCGCCGAGGAGAAGAAGCGATCCGCTGGTGGACGTTGACCCGATCGCGTCAATGCGGTGCTGGCCGATCGCGATGGAACTGGGCGGCCGGGAGTTCGACATCCCGGCCCTGCCCGCCGCCGACTGGTGGCCGGTCATCGTGGACGCGAACATCGCCGGGATTCTTGACCTGATCGGGTCAAGTCCTGACGTGGAAGACATGCTGATGGACGGCCGCATCACCGCAGATGAGCTGGCACAGGTGATGCGGGATGTTGTTGAGCAGGTGTCTGGCCGATCGCTTCACGTCGCGTTCGTCATCGCCAGTGTGGCAACCGGGTCGTGGCCGTTGATCGGTGGACAGCTGGCCCAGACCGGATTCCGGTGGGACGTGCAGCCAATCGGGGCTGCACTCGACGCGCTGTACGTCATCCTCAGCGCGTCGATGAAAGACGACGAGGCCAGGGCCAAGTTCGACGCCCTACTGGATAACGAGGCGCTGACCGGCGGTAAGCCGTCATCGAGGAACAAAGACAAGATCACGGCCGAGTTCGAGACGATGGCCGGGCCACGTCCAACCCCAGCTCCTTTGCCCGGGAAAGCCACCGACGCGCCGTCCGATAGTCCACGGCCCAGAACTCGGACACGGCCCCGGCCGCCCCGCCAGAGCGGCCCCGCTGGCGTGCCCAAGCCGCGACCCTGACCACTCGTTCAAAGTGGTCGTCCGGCCAGCTACGCGTACCGCTCGGGCGCGGCCGGGCCAGCATCCGGTACTGAGCCTCACCCTCCCCGAGAAGCACGCTCGCGGTCACGCTGGCTATCTGCCGGATGGGGAGCTGGGACAGCACCGTGGCGGTGATGGGCTGATCGTCGCGGGACCGAACGATCAGCTCAGTGACGGCGGGACGTTCGGAGTTGCCGGACAAGCGCACCTGAACCCGCCACGGAAACATCGGGTCGTCCAGGACGACTGTGTCTCCGAGGTTCGAGAGCTGGGCGCGTGAGACATCCATGTGGACAGCCTAGACCAGATGCCCTCCCTGATCCGGTGGCCGTGACACCTGGCGGACATCTAGGCTGGTGGCGTGGCAGAAGTAGGTTCAGCGACCGTCGAGGTCACCGGGGACGTCCGTGGATTCGCCC